TCTTTTCCATTCCATTACCAAGAATTGACCTTTTCGCTCACATATTCCATCTACGTTAGAAGGTACAAAATTAGGGTTTTCAGCAATTAAGCCTTTAAAATCACCATAATCTGTATGCGTTGCAAATATATTACGCATTAGCATGAGCTATATCCTCTAATTTAAGGGTCATTTCGACCAAATCATTAGCTATTTGATACGCTTTTTGCCTATCTTGAGCAATCATGGCTTTGTAATATTCATCTAAAAGTCGTTTTGATACCAAAAAAGGTAGTGAAAAATCTCTCATTACATATTCCCCTGTCTACGGTTGCTGGATAAAGTTCTCCAAATATCAATAATTCTTATTTCGTGGTTTCTTTCGTTATCAATTTTTTTAAAAGCAACAAAAGCCTTCATATGCGCTTCTACTGCTTCAGCGTATTTAACGCTTGCTAGTGCCTTTGCTTCTCTTTCGGCTACTGTGCCATCAGCTAGTAGAAAAGAATGGCTCTTGGCTTGTTTTAAGCCTTCCTCAAGGTATTTAACTTGACCTGCTAGTTCTGCATGAGCTTCATCGGTGTTTGCTAGTCTGGTTAATGCTTGCTCTACCCTATTTTCGTTCAGTTGTTCAAGATTCATAGCCATTGTCCTTTTGTTGTGCCTCTATTGCCTTTTCTCCATTGGTCTGCCATGTCGATTTGGATTTTATGAAGTCTGGCAGCAAAGCCTGGATTAGATAAAAGTCTTCTGATTTCACCCAATCCGTTCTTATGGCGAATTCCAATAAGGTATCGCACCTCACATTGATGCCGGAATTTTTCACTATTTGTCCAATCTTTCAATTAAGAGTTTCCATGCTGTTGCTGCGCAGAGTGGAACTTGTCCATTTCCAATGGCTTTAAGTCTGTCCACTCTAGAGGCCATCCCATCAGAACTTCGTATGTAATAGGGTTTGGGTAAACTGTTCCAACTGCCATCCCATCCGTTAAGTCTTGATATTGTTTTTTTCTGGATGCGTAATTGCTTGCGTGATGCGTTCCCTTCCAATCGCAGGCGGTTGGAGTGGCCCACAATCCAAACCCTATCTCTCTGATGGTTTGCGCCAACATCGGCTGCCGATAACACTCCCCATTCCGCATCGAACCCCAACGAGGCCAAATCTCCAAGGACTGTTCCAAGTCCTCTAGAAGTGAGCATTGGGCTGTTTTCCACGAAAGCGTATCTGGGTTGTACTTCCCCAATAATTCTCGCCATGTGTTTCCACATTGAGCTTCTCCCCCCCCCAATGCCTTCTCCTTTTCCGGCTGCGCTAATGTCTTGGCATGGAAATCCGCCTGATACAACATCAACAATTCCTCGCCAAGGTTTTCCGTCAAAGGTTTGAACATCATCCCAAATCGGGAAAGGCGGGAGAAGCCCGTCATTTTGTCTGGCGCACAATACGCTTGCGGGATATTCGCTCCACTCAACGGCGCAGACTGTTCTCCATCCAAGCAAATGTCCACCGAGGATGCCTCCACCAGCGCCTGCGAAAAGAGCCAACTCATTCATTTATCCCCTTCCCATGATTTTGTCTAAAAAATAATTGCCTACATCAACATCCTTTGGCAATGGAACTGTTCCAGCTTCTTTAATAAAAACCCTGTTATCTAGCTCTGTAATGATGTTTCTACGAGTTTTTAACAGGTTTTTAGATACATGAAGCTCTGATAAGCCCATATCATCCAATTCATCTTTAATAACTCTGTCGGCTACTGCAAAAAAAGTTTCATCGCCTTCAGGTTTAAAAAATGCTTCTGGAGTAACGCACATATCAAAAAGATTACGCAATTTGTCGTTTTGATGAACTCGTAGCGTTGTTTGGTCATTTTTATGAGGTTTAAGCCCAAAATGAAACCGGCAATAGTATTTTGCCGTTCCATCGGTACCAGCAGATATTGTTCCAGCTTGGCCACATCCATAAGCAGCGCATCCTAAAGGCTGACCTTGTTGCTGTTGTTCATCTTCTTTACTATTAAATTTAACAAGTTTAGATTTCATAAATACTTCCTCTCAATAATCTTTGTAAAGTTTGTAGGCCTAATAACCCAGCCTAAATCTGCAAAAAATGGTTTTCTATCTTTTTGATAAGTTTTACCTGTTAAAAACTTAGAACTTTTAACAAATTGAAAAAAATCATTTTTAAACCAATCCAATGCTTCATCTTTGCTTTTACATTCAAAATCAATAAAAAGCTCTTTCCATCTTGCTTGCAAATTTCCTTGTCTTTCATCATTCCATTGCACTACTTTTGGAAGCTCTGGTAAGACTTCATGGTAAATAGAAATAATTTGTTGATGAGGGCAAGGTGGAATCTTTAGTTCCACAACCTCTGCCTCTTTCTCTGTCTCTGTCTCTGTCTCTGTCTCTCTCTCTGGTCTATCACTTTGATATCCTTCTGATATCACTTTGATATCTACTTGTTCCAACCAATGAGAAAGGCTATTTAAAATCTTTGTAACCTCTTGTTTTTTAAGCCTTAATCTAAAAGAAAGAATATCTACAGAAGGCAAACATCCATCATATTCACTAGCAATTAACCAAAAGTTAATTAAACACTTTGAGGCAAGCGGGTCTAACTCAAACCAATCCAAATCGTCTAATAAATCGCGATAAAGTTTTACCCAGGGAGGTCTACGGTCTTTAAAATGTTGAAATCTTGACCAATTTTTTATTTTATAAGTCATAGTAATGACCTTCTTTTTGCATCCGCTTCAGCAATAAGATTTTCTGAATTTTTAAGAACAGTTCTAAATTGACCTATTGTTAAATAAACCAAATTCACTTCTTTTGGTTCTGCTCCTGTACTTTTAAAACATATCTGACCACTAGGAACTACAAAAACTTCTATTTCTTCCTGAGAAGGAAATAACAACATAACAACTCCTTTTTCCAAAGTTAAAAAGCATCCGCTTACAAATAAATATCAGGTCTTAGCATCCCCCTTGTAATTCGACCTTTAGACAATTCTTCAATTTTTCTAATATGTTTAATGGGTATATTAGTTCTAGCTTTCCATTGATAAATGGCTGTTTCTCTTAATCCTAATAGCTTTGCAAGCCTATAAAGACTGCCAAATTCCGTCTTTAATTCCAAGTAAATATCCATAATTTCTCCTAACTTTGTGTTATATTAGCACATATAAACAAAAAAACAACAAAGTAAAAATATTTATTAAAAAGTGTTGCAAAGTGGTTTTTATGGTATAGTGGAGTCTAGTTCAACAAGTGATGAAGGAAAAGCAAAATGAAATCTAAATTTATTGAGTTGGCAGCTTTAGTAGCAACTGGCATAGTTCTTGGCGCAATGGTTGGTTATGCAATCTTGGGAGGCTTTTAATTATGTCAAAACTTGAATCCTACTATGAAGCACCATACGATGACCAGGCTTCTGAAGAACAAGAATGGGAAATTGCAGAACTTATGAAAGATGAGTTCAACCCTTGTAAATGGGGCAACTTCAATGAAGCATTTTCTGCTACCCAAGATGCTGAAGTTATAGCGCAAATAGAAGAAATGCTTGAAAAACGAGATTTTGAAGCATTAGGTCGTAAATTGTGGAATTTGTCTTATGAATACAATGAATACTACGCAACTCGTATGATTACTCAACAATATTAAGGAATAAGTGATGACTAAATTTTTAGAACTACGCAAAATAAATGTAAATGAACACACAGACCGCAAAGGTAAATTTACATATTTAAGTTGGGCATGGGCCGTGGACCAGTTATTGCAACAAGACCCACAAGCAACTTGGACTTATGGCGAACCTGTTTATTTTGCCGAATCCTTGATGGTTTTTTGCTCAGTAACCGCTTTTGGCAAAACAATGACTTGTCAGATGCCAGTAATTAATAATCAAAACAAAGCTATTGCTAATCCTAATGCAATGGATGTAAATACGGCCATGATGCGTTGTTTGGTTAAAACAATCTCATTATTTGGACTTGGGCTTTATATCTATGCTGGTGAGGATATTCCTGAAGAAGATAACGTAGATTTGACCAAAGAAGCTCAGGAATGGGTTGAAAGCATAAGTCAATGTGCAAGCATGGAAGAACTTAAAAACGCTTACAGTAGCGCTTATAAAGCCTTACAAAGCGATAAAAA